TATCTCAAACCAGTTTCCCTTAGAGTTTAAAGTTATCTCTACAGAGCCATAATCAATATGCTCTATCGCTTCTTTTATAGCCTTAAGTAATTCTGGAGGACAAATCATGCTAACCCCCTGTCTATATCAGCTACGTATTGTGTCCATGACGGGGCAGCAGTGCAACGACATTGTACTGCCATACCGGGAGCTAAATGCACCCATGATGCAGGACGTTGCTTCCAAGTAACCCCCAAATCATCTGAGTATACATTAGGATTTTCCCAACTACACAGCATCCCGCCTATTGCATAATGATCTGGTGCTTTAGGATAGAGACCTCTCGGATTGCCCCTCGTTTTACGGTCTCCTATGTCTATCCAGTAATATGTAGTCATTCCTATAGAGGTCTGCTGTGCTTTTGATATAAGTCCCTGTAGCTTCCCTGTCTGATCCCTAGCAATAAGTCTTGCACGAGCATCAGACATATTATCATTGACCGATTTTATCTGGTTAACTAAATCGTCAAAAGAAGTTCCATTCTGTACACCGTTGATAACTGTACTATTGAGCTTTTTTATATACTCTTCATTCAACCCTGTAATAAGTTTATAGTTTTCTTGTTCCCATAGAGACTTTGTATCTGCCCACCATGAATAATCTAGTTGCATTTCCTGCCCAGAAATAATCTTAACTTCTGCTTGCATAAAAGCGGAGTTCTTCCCTAGTATCTGCTCTGCTATAGATTCCAGTGTTTTAAATAGAGTACCAGAAGAAAGTACATTAGTACCATAAAGCACTGTTAACTCTTCCTCTAGCTTACTTATAATGTCATCAAGTTCTGAATCAACAGAATCAGTATGTGAGGGGGTATATTTCATTAAAAATGATCTTAGCAATTCAGTAGCACTATCGGAAGTTCTCTTGACTGTGTTAGAAATATACTTAACGTATTCCCGTTCTATAGCCAAAGGATACGTAGGAGCTTTAGGCCGTCTATGCTTGGTCTTATTACGCTGTGCCTTAGTCATATTAGCACGATAGAGCTTCAGTAATGTTTTGAAATTATTCTCAAAAGCGGTCATTACTTACTCGATCTCTTGATACTTTCAAACACCATCTCTATAAGCTTGTTTTCTGACATAGCCACTATTTCTGGAGATACTGTAACGTATGGAGAGGTGCAATTTAACTTTATTGCATCAGCCAGTTCCACAGGTAAATCTGTCATACAATTCCTGCAGTAGTATCTGACGTAGTATTATCACTAGCAGGAGGCTTCGTAGTAGAGGTAGGAGGTTCTAGTTCTGTATACTCGTCTCCATAGCCCAGTTCCTTACTGTAGCCCTCATAGCTTCTAACACCGGCTTCACAAAGAGCTAAATTCGCTGTAATCAAAGTAGACATTGTATCTGCTTCAGTCTTCGCCAACGTAGCCTTTTCCGTTTCAGACATCTGATACAGGGAATTAAACTCAAAATCTACATCCGTGTCCATTTTGTTGGCAAGACAGAGGATGGTGAGAAGTATACGAATTTGGGGTTTAAGACGGTTCTTCTGGAACGATTGCACAATGTCTATGTAATTGTTATAATCAGCTTCCCCAGTTGCATTCAATCCAGCAGGAGATCGTCCAAAGAGTCTCGTTACTGGAATGCCTGTAGAACCTGCCAACATAAGCATATACCGGTCAATAAGGGCATCTATACCTGTAACAGTGGCATATTCCTTAGAAAAGGACTCTTCACTATCTATAACACGCGCATTGAGAACTGAGGTGGAGAGTTGTATAGCCTGAAGCCGTTTTGCAAGAGACGTTTCTCCACCTGCAGCAAGGAGAGATGCCAAGTTTTTGAACTTATATGTGCCTGATACGAAATCCAAAATAATGTTAACTGTACTCTGAGTAATGGAACCCAAAGCAGAAAGGGATGTATAAATAGCCTGAAGGCTGGAGAGTCCCCAATACTTATTAGTCTGGAGGAGTCCAGCATAGTCGCAAGTAGGGGCGGGATCATTCTTAAATTCAAGAACACGAGTGTAGTGTATCTTGTATGTTACATACGTATCTTTAATATAATACTGAACTGAATACCTGATGATCTTACCAAAGGTAGGTGACATAGGATTCATATCCCAATCTGAATCAGAAAGGTTAACACAGGTAGCATCTATAGGCTTAAGGAATTCCACTGTACGTACAGCACTCTCGTTAAGAGGCTGATCCACAGTCCTGCCATCCATAGCTCCAATAATAATCAGAGAGCCACGATACTGCCTCTGAAATGAAAGCGCCGTAAAAAGGGCTTCCTCTATTCCAAGACGCTCGAATTCCCTGTCTATCTTCTTCCTAGTATCTTCGTCTTCTATCCAAATACCTTCCCGAGTAGCATCCTGAGGGACAGCATTGACTATGCGGGAGGCAAGTCCGTCACCAAGGCATAGCTGGGTAAGTTCATCATCATTAAGAATGGTTGCATTTCCATAATGTGTCCATGCAGTCTTATCTTGCCTCTGACCGAGACCTGTAGCCATATTCGACCATGCTTGGCTATCATAAAGAGCAGTATCGGCATGAGGAGTACTTTCTACAACGGGATCTATTTTAGCTTTAGGAGGTCGTCCGCGACCCCGCTTGACTTCTATTTCTGGCATTGTATACAAAAAGATACACTACTGTATGATTTTGTCAACACCCCTCATATATGAAAAAGCCCTCTTAACGGAGGGCTTAGATAGATCTAAGCATTGTCTCTGCTGTGTTGTTCCCAAAAGGACTTCTCAAACAATCTACCACCCCACCATCCAAGGCTGAACCATCCCCCGTCTTTTGTTCTAACAAAATATACAGTTTCTGGGTTATCTTCAAAGTTAAGTATAGCCTTAATAAAGAAATCTGTCTCTTTGGCATACAGCCAGTAGCAAGATTCAACTTCAGCTTTCCAGAAGGAAAGTGTTTCTCTGTTGATGGAACAAAACGGTATCTTCTCAACTAAAGTACAATCAGTTCTTCTGCTTTCTCGTATTTTACCATCGTCGAAATAGTCATAATGCGTACCAATCATTATATTCATCTCTACCTCCTTAAAATCTATACTTGTATTATAGCATAGCCATTATTCTCTGTCAACCCCTAAACCCCTTATATTGCTCTGCCCACATACTACTATCATACAAATTCATGGAATTAGTTAGAGAAACATAACCTCCTTCCCGCAAAAGAGAAGCATATGAATCGGCAACATCATCTGCACAATCTTTATCTTTCTCGTTCCACGCCAATAACATCTCAAGATACATAGGATCCCCTTCCTCAGCAAAGACGGTATTCTTAAATCCCTCATATCCTATAGTGGCAATTTTAGTCTGCTTATTCTGTTTTTCATTATACTGCTCAGTAAATATACCTAAAGATTGTGCTCTAGGGTCTCCTGCAATTAAGTCCAGTAGAAACCCCTTATCACCATTATCTTCTGCATAGAGTATTTTTGCTTTATACTTACTCATTTTCTCAAACACAAAGGGGATCCAGTCTTTTGCATGTGTCTGTTCAGCCCATCCTATACAGCCTATCTTGTTATTGGGCAACTCACACATAATAGTAAGGGCGCAATAGTCCCTATCCTTATTTCCGGGAGAGGAATATGCGGCGTCTATGTGTGCCTTAATGTTCTTCGCGTGAGCAAAATCCCATTTACCTGTAACGGGGTCGGTAAAGATACGGTCAGCATCAGAGTCAAAGCGGAGTTCATAGTTACACGCGAAAAGGAGGGGGCCTTGAGCGCGACGAGCTAATTCAATCTTCTCGGGGGACATAAACGGGAGGACTTGGTACGGCAGTACCATTTGACGAATGCCATTATCCTTTAATTCCTCCAAGGCCGCGCTAGGATGCCATGCCGTGCCAGAAAATAGGCAAACACACCCCGGAGAAGCAATATTAGCTCTAATTTCAGAGACTATTATCTTTGTGTATTCCCGTTCAGACTTATATATACGGTCATTGATATCCGTGATATCGTCAAGCATAATACAACCACTGTAATGTCGCCCAGTAACCTTGGAATCAAGCCCCAATGCCTCAAGGGTACACTCAGGGGTATGATCTTTCCTAATAGACAGGTTTATCTTGCCTTCTTTTCTAGTAGTAAAATGCCACTCTGCTTTGTCTGGTATCCTTCCATTTTTGTCAGCAAACCAGGCAAATGTGAGCATCTCTTTAATAACTGGCATCTCCATAATCTCACAGACTGCTTTAACAACTTCGGCTGCAGCAGTGTAGCTTTTCCTAACTATAGCCATAGTTGCATTAGGATCCCTCATCAGACGATAAATAAGCCCAATTTCTATAACTGCTGTTGTTTTATATGATCCACGACTAGCCTGTAATAGGGAGTCCTCTTTAGTAGTGTGCATCCATATAATCCAACGACTATGCTCCTCTGTTAATAGACTCTTTCCCGCCATTATTCCTATTAGGTGAGGGTGCTCTACTAGCATTTTTATTTTGTCCCAGTCAAATGGGCTACTTCTTGACATTAGGTATCTCCTATAATGGAGATAAGCCTAACAGAAACGGCGCTTTTGTCAATGGGGGTCATAAAAACAAAAAGCCTCCCGTGAAGGAGGCAAAATCAGTGGTAAACACACACGCCTTTATTTGTTATATTGAGATCTGCCGTACTAACTAGATTTATTTTCTTGGATCTACATCTGTATTGAAGTACAATTGAATTTCCTTTTCACTCATACCGAAACAAGGAGAGTTCTCAGTATATTCACCATGAACTGAGAGCAATAATCCACAACCTCGGCACTGACGTTCCCCTGTTGAAACAAGATAGTCCGAGAAATAACTTCCACATTTGCATACTTTATGGAAATCCATACCCATATATAAACCCCTTATTCTTTAATAATGTTCTTATTTGTGGCTTTGCCAACCGGTTTTTTAGACAAATCTAAAGCAACATCCTTATCTTTAGACTCATAGAACACCCACATAACAGCATCAACGAAATTCTTGATCCATTTCAGCATCTGAATCCTCCACTATAATAGCACCATCCTCTATAGCAATTGTTACACGAATGTCATTGCAATATCCTGTATAGCCACCATAAAATGATAGTGCATCCTCAATAATGGCATCTTCGCCAAATCTTAAAGCCTTATTAGTGATTAGTACCCTCATGCAATCCTCCTATCAGCTTTCCATTCAGCCATAATACTCTCAAGGGTAAAATTCATTTCCCCTAATTCAGTTGTAGATACTATATCTTTAACTTCTATAAGTATAGCATCTGGCGCAATCCCATTGGAATAAGCGTTATCAAAGTAAATCAGAATAGCTTCTTTCCACATTTCTGCTTCCGTTCCAAGTGCTGTCATATAAACCTCCTATACATCTACACTTAGTATTCTATACTATTTAAGTGTCTTTGTCAATACTCAACGAAATACATAGTCTAATTCATGTTGTGTACCAACGGTTATACGTCTTGACCCGGCACACCAAGCTCTAAAAGCAGTTTCTCCCATATTATAGCAAGCTACTGCTGCCCACCATGACTCTCTATTTCTATCATAGAGAAAGCGCATATGCGCCACCCCGATTCTAAGATTATCATCCCAATTCATAGGGTCAAACTTCTTTCCATCATTATGCCATCTAATTAAATCATACATACAAGCTGAATTTAATTGGCATAGGCTATAGTCCTTTGACCCATCTTTATTGTAATTAATAAAGTTTATATTCCACCCAGATTCATAAGCAATCAATCTTGACATATAATATACAGGTACGTCGTACATTTTACAGTAACTTACTAATGTAGTATAATACTTAGTTGGCACTACTATGTCCTGCAAGCATTCATCCGCATAGGAATAGCTACATAAAAACAATAAACCTATAAATAATAATCTTTTCACTTTATCTCCTATTATTTTGGGAATACATCATTCCAGTGGGCTAAGATATACCACCCACCTACGAGCACAATGCACAAACAAGCAGTAAAATCCGCTACAGGGAAGTCCAGCATTGTTGACTCCTCCATTTATCGAACAGGGTAGGAACGGTTCTAGGCAACTTAGTAACATCACACATAAGAGCTACTATAACTGTATCAGGGTATCCATTATCTCTATATTTCTGAAACATATCAAACCATGGTGCTTCAAATTCCTCATATAGAGCTATGTTGCCTGTAGAACTTGCTACAGCATCCTTAATCCAATCTTCTTCCACGACCCCTCCTATTCTGTTCTTCTGCACAAAGGGCATATTTAATCCCCTCGTCCTCATCACTTATTTGAGCAAAAGTATCTTCCGCTTCATAGTAAAGTTCTTCGTCAGATACACTTCGTACATAGGCTCTATACTCGTCATATTCTGCTGATACCACTTGTCTCTCCTTACTTGTTAAATATATCGTCAAAAGCATAACTATACCCGACTTCATAATGAGCTACTTTACCTGTCATAGGCTCAATAATGGTGGATCCATAACGAACTACTGTGTGATTATAGTCTCTACCACCTGCCTCTACAGTACGCCCAGATTTAACTATACAAATTTCACCCTTTTTACGGAATACTACATACATAATATCCAAATAGAGCAGGGCAAACTCATCACAGTCGCCGTATCCTGACGAAACAAACTCCTCAGGAGACTGTACAGTATCTTTATTAGTTTTGTAATGCACATGCATATCCATCCAATACGGGATATCCGCTTCTGTTTTCACCCCTAAAAAAGGCCCATAATAGATATCCATATCAGAGTATCTGGATCCTGTAGCA